AAAGATCCTTCTTAGTCAAGTATATCGAGTCTAGATAATCTTTTAGTTCTGGCATTTTTACGTTTGTATTGGAGGTTACTTAACTGTCTTTCAAGTTCATATTCTATAGTGCGTAGATTACCCACTAGATAGGTTTCCCATTCATTATCTTTGAATAAATCATGTAGATGTGCTACATGTTCCAAAGCAAACATTAATTTAGTTTGGTCATTCATTCTCATTGTGTAGTTCAGTAATTTTATCACGCCAATACTGGCGATCTTCTTCAGTAATCCAAGGATTGTGCTTTTGTACATAAGCATGTTTAAGCCAATCATCCTTAGTCCAATCTTTTTTAGGGCCCAGATGGTCTTTTAATCCCATCCCCTTTTACGTTTCCAGTCAGCATACATTCTACCATACAACATCCCTTCGTGCGACCTTATTGGATCACCCTTAAGGATTTCTTTCTCTCTATCAGTGAGATTTTTTGCCTCATTAAGATATTGTGATTCCCAATTAGGTATCTCTTTAATCAATTCTGCAAGTTTCATAATGCATTTATTACTTGAGGTAATAGTTGATGTTCTGCCTGTTGTATGGCTCTGGTAACAGTTTCAACAGTATCGCCTGGCAGAATTGGTACTTCCTGTTGTTTTATTATTGTACCAGAATCTAGTTCTTCTGTCACCCAATGGACAGTACATCCTGTTACTTCCTCACCTGCTTCGAGTGCCTGTTCTACGGCATGTAACCCTTTAAATTTAGGCAACAATGAAGGGTGAATATTTATACACCTCCCTGCAAATGCATCACAGAACTCTTTAGTTACTATTCTCATCCATCCTGCCATGACTATAAGATCAACATCCATGGCCCTAAATGTTCTTATAATTAACTCTTCTTCTTTACTAGCTATACGAATACATGGTACTCCCAATCTTTGTGCTCTTTTCTCTGCACCACATTTCTTCTTGTTGTATATCATCAATACAACCTCATGATCAGGACATGAATGAACTATATTCTCAAAATTTGTACCCTCTCCAGAGCACATGATTCCTAGTCTCATCGGATAATATCAATCTCGTCTGGGTTAGTATTCCAAGTCTCTAACTTGGTTCTGAGTCTTCCTTCTTCTTTAAGGTTCTCAAATCTACGAGAAGCTTTCTTTCTCCACCAAGAAATAATCTGATCAACTGAGAATCTATCGTAGTTTTCAGCCTTAACAAGAGTCTCTTGCTCTCCGAGTATAACTTCCCTAGAATTCTTGAAACCATAAGTGGACATATAAAAACGTTTTTGTTCTGTTAGATTCTTTGCAGCTACAATAGCATCATTAAAATCCATCAACTTAGTTTCATCTTCTAAAGATTTCTTGATAATGGATATCATCTTTGTTTGTATTTTTAATTTCCTACTAGAAGCATCTTCCTTAACCAGACACTTATCATTATTTCTGGCAGTGAACCACTTGTTTAATTCCTTGAAAATATTATCGTGAAGTAAAGGAGTGAAATTACTAACAGTCAATCCTTTGTATCTCATATAAGGTTTCAGTCCATCATACTGTGATGATGATTTAGTAGAACCATATAAGGATGTAGTTTCAAATAAACAAATATCTGAATTATACTTAGCATTCAATTGTTCTCTTGCTAAATGAGAACAACATAACATCGCTAGAAGTTTACCACCGAGGTAGTTAAAACCGAACGGTTGAGTAGGAACAATAATGAATCCCATGATTGCATGGCGGTTAAACCGACCCAATTCAGGTACATCACCCAACCAATCATTCCTTGGTTTGGAATTTATGGTGGGAGAACCGAACCGTACAAACCCTATAGTCTTATCTGTATTAGTTTCCTTGACAATCCACTTCAATGATTTGCCAGGAATTGAACTCTCAATCGCATGAGAAGTAGTAACTTCTAATCTCTCATTAAAATACTCATTACTAAATCCATCCTTATCTCCAGCAGTATAGATCCTGATATCCATATCTTCTGGATGCATATCAAAATCTGTGAACAAGTCATCCTCAGGCCCAAAACCAGGCAAAGCGACAGGTTGATTCGCTATCCTATCTAACTTGACGGTACGCAAATATTCATCGATCCTTCCTGTGTTAGCGAAGTAATCAATGAATTTATCTGCTGCGTAATTAGCATCAGATGGTGATAGTTGCATCAATCAATCCTCTGTGGAGAACCAGTAGAACGCCACATAATAATATCATCTTGATCTAGAAATTGAACTGGTGGATCTTCCCAATGATCATACATACGTCCTCTAGGTAGAGGCAAAGTCTCTATTACTATAGGTGCTTCCAATATATCTTCAATAGATTTGGACATTCTACGATATCCACTTCCAACATACAACTGGCCAGCGAAAACTGATAAAGTTGCTGCACCCCAGAAAAGGTAATACCATCGAGATTTAACTTGATGACGTTGTTTTTTCGATAGTTTACTCACTTGATTAACTCCATAATTGCATAATAAACAAAGATTAGTGATGCAATACCATTAAGTAATAATAGTATTCCCAAGAATCCAAAGCAGTCCAGTTTAAACGGGGCGTACTTCTTCTTCTTCGGCACTAATCAATTCCTCTAACTTAACCAGGCTGCAAAGTTCAACACCTTGCGACTCCATATATTCTGAAGCCCCTTCTTGACGATCAACTATAGTTACAACCTTATTAACATTATACTGCATATTTCTCAAAACATCAACAGCCTTCATTGCAGATTTACCTGTAGTAGTTACATCCTCCAATACAGTTATAGTAGTTCCAATAGGAGGCAATGGCCCTTCAACTTGAGAAGCAGTTCCATGACCTTTAGGTTCCTTACGAATTATTAAACCTGCACCTTTCCCAATTAAAGTAACGCCTGAAACTAAAGGATCAGCACCAAGAGTGAGTCCTGCTACACAAGGAGTATCAATATGTTCTAGCATCATATCAGATACTAATTGCAAACCTTTACCTGTAAGAATTACTGGTTTACAGTTCACATAATGATCACTCTCTTTACCAGAGGAAAGTTTAATCCTACCATAACGATAGGCATACTTCTTTAAAATACTAATCAGTTCTTGTTTCATTTGAATTCGCACTCCACCATAATTTCAGTAAGACACGCAAGTAAATTTATCTCTTGGTCAGCCACGAACGCAATTTGATACTGATACTTAGCAATAATAAGGACAGCAGCAGCAATGCTAGGCCCTTCAAGGGATGTAAGAAGAGCATCGTAAATGCGACGCAATAATACAGAAGGATCATTGTCCAAGTTATTGACACACCATTTACGTACTTCTGGAAACTTCTTTTCTTTGAGATTTTTAACGAGATCATTTATGTTAACATCCGAAAAACTAGCAAGGATAGATGAATCTATCTTACCACCAACAGCATGTCTTTGGCATTCATTTAAGACTCTTCTCCAATCTGGGAAGTGCTTATTGATGAGTTCTGCGAGGACTTTCTTATCAGTTTCAACCCGCTCGTCGTCCAATATGGATACAAGTCGTTTGAAGAATTGTCCAGCGATTGCTGGTTTGTCTTTCCTTGAGATTCCAAACTCGATGACTGAGCATCTGCTATGGAGGGGTTCAATGATTCTGTTTTTGAAGTTGCAGGTAAAGATGAATCTACAATTTTTGTAGAAGGATTCGATGTTGGCTCTGAGGAGGAGTTGTACGTCATGAGTTGTGTTATCGGCCTCATCTATAATTATAACTTTGTGTTTTGCATCACCATCCATAAGAGAAACAGTAGAAGCAAAATTCTTCGCCTGATTCCTTACAGTATCTAAGAATCTACCTTCATCAGATCCATTGATAACATAATAATCACAACCCAATTCCTCACACAATGCTTTCGCAACTGTGGTCTTACCTATGCCTGGCGGGCCTGATAGTAATAGATTTGGGATCTCACCCGCTTCTAGGAAATCCTTGAAACTTTTCTTTGTACTCTCAGGAAGAATACAATCATCAATAGTCTTGGGTCGATATTTCTCAACCCATATAAATTCATCCTTCACGTTTAGGTTCCCTCAGCATCATGAATGGTTTAATTAACTCTAACAAATCTTCAGCAGTATTTTTTGTTGGCATCTGTGCGACAGCATCTTCCCAATCAGCATAAGTACTTTCTGGGTTGATGTTCGCCATCAAATTAATCTGTGCAATTTGTTTGAGAGTAGTTTCATCCATCTTGCTGACAGTATACTCAGTATACTCCCTAATAAAATCTTCTCTAGTAATGTGTTCCATTAGTTAAATCTACGTTCATAAGCGATAGCAATACACCCAACCACCAAACCTATAAAAACAAAATCTAAAAGTGGGGTGTCGGAAGTTAGATTCATTCTATTAATCCTCCCATGTTACATCTGGTTCAAGTGCTATGTAGTATGTAAGATCATACTCAGATGACTTAAATTCTGATAACAACTTCTTAGATATCTTAACCTCATATGTTCCAGGCACAATCTTGATATTTTCTACCTTGAAATGCAATCCAAAAGTCTTAGTTGTTTCACCAACAACAATAGAAAAATCATTAGAAGTATCATTCTTACGATCAGATACCACCATCTTAATCTCCTTACCATTACCCACTACAGACAAATCGGTAAGATGATAAACCCCAGCAGCCTTAAGTAGTCTGTCAAGTTGAGCACTTCGCAATGTAAACTCAACATCAACTGATGGAAGAGTAATTGATTTCTCAGGAGGAGAAACAATAACACTAGGATCAGCAAAGAAATACTTTGACCTTTGTTTTCCCTCTTTAATATTAACAAAACTTTGGCCTGTAAAGTTCAGTTCTGGTTCCTGAAATAATCCAAGAGAATTTAAGAACTGACTAAGATCATATACACCAAACTCCTGTGGGAAATCCTCATCTATATTTGCTTCTGCAAGGATGTTCTTCATGACCGAGATAGTTCTCAGTTTATTTCCTTGTTTAAATAAAATAGATTGATTGATAGTAGCAAAGTTCTTGAGTAGATTAATAGTTCTATCGGACAGTTTCATGGGAGTTTTAGTTTGCATCATGTAGGCCAGCGAAGTGGTATAATAGTGTACAATAATGGATTGCTTTCAAAATGTCAACTTTTGATTTTCCATCCTTTTTGCCGAACCTCGAAAGGTATTTGATGGCATTGGATCGGCAAAATGCCTCAGCATCTCCAATACCCTGTATAAGATCTAATGTTTGAATTCCATCAGTGCTAGTATAGTGCGAACCATAGGTAGTTGCAATATAATTCTTAGCCTCATCCAACATTATATCTTCTTTATATTTGTAGAAGGTTCTATCAAAATCACCATCTGGTCTTTCATTTCTTACACCAGTATTGGAATCCTTTTCTGGAACCAACTCTCTCTTTAATGGATCTGTTCCAAGTTCATATCTATAAACTGTCTTACCATTATCAGGGGACTCATAGATCCATTTACGTTTTTCTTCTTCAATTCCAGGCATCATTGCATCTTCATAATTGGTAAAATGGTGTGCTCGTTGATCATCGACATCAGCAAGTTCTACATTAGGTGGCCATGGACTACCAGGCGTCCACTCAAATCCACCACTCTTTTCTATCCAATCTAAATCTGGATTAGTCTCGATAGTTATACTATCTGGTGATGCTGGTGCTGACTGTGGCCCAACATGAATGGTAGGTTCTGTATCTTCAGATTCTAAAGAGGTAACCTCTTCTTTTTCATCCTTCCATCTTCCTTTTGATTGATCCATAATAGGGTAATCCTCATCAAATGTTCCATCTAATATTGAAGCAGCTAGTGCCCATGCATTAACCATAACAGAATAAGAAATCGTTAACTAGAGACTCTGCCTTCTCCTTGCCAAACTTACCAGTAAGATATCCTCCTACAGGATCAAGTTTAGTCATATACTTGTCGAAGTCATGATACACGCTTGTATCTTCTTCACTAGGCATACTACATTGTACCATAGTTTGATAGGCCGTCAAGTACTTCTCAAACATAGGTAAATGGTCATCTACCTCATCAGCAGTACAATATGCAATGTAAATGTTCTCTGAGAAATGATTGCCTGGTTCAAAGAATCTGTAATCTCCTTTACCTTTAGGCAAACCCTCAACACCAAATAAAAAATTCTCTTTAGGATGTTGGAAGTCAAATACAATAATGACTTTCTTCTCAAAGAATCCCATAAGATCCATACCAAAACAAGGAAGGTTACTTCCAGTCTTAGGATAGATGATATTATTATAGATATTGGATTTTTCACTCCAAATATCTACAGCACGAGACTTGATGAACCACTCATTCTTAAAGATCTCTGCCTTTAAGTGTGTTCCCTTCGCCTCCCAATCAGCCCATGTTGAATCATGGGCTAAATCTGGAAAGGTATCAAACAGAAGGGACTTGTAGTTCTTCCATAGATTCTCCATTTTCTTCTCCGAAGTTTACATCAGCATCTACCTTGTCATACAAATCAAGAAAGGCCTGTTTGGTTTCATCATCAAAACGATTCACACAAACTTGAATTGCTTTCTCCTTATTCTTCCAGATGGCATATGCCTTTACGATATGGACAAGACGGCGTGTACTAATAACTTCTTCTACACCACCATCATAGAATGTCTTTCTTATTATATCACCCCAGTCAACTAATTTCTTACAGAAACCAGCATCTTCACACAAAAGATTTAATATCTTCTCTTCTGTTTTTGGGTTGGGGTAGGACTGTTCAAATGTTACAGGGAATCTTTCTAAGAAAGCTTCGTTGAGCACGTTAGTTCCAATAAATCGCCCGTCGTCGGATCCTTTACCTTTAGTGTTAGCTGTGGCAATGACGTTGAATCCTTTAGTTGGTTTAACGAATCGTCCGATTTTTTTGAGGAAGACACCGTTTCCTTCAAGTATGCTTTGGAGACAGAGAATTTTATTAGAGGCAAGGTCGATCTCGTCAAGGAGCAAGATAGCTCCTCGTTCGAGGGCTTCGATGACTGGGCCGTTATGCCAGACTGTGGAACCATCAACAAGACGGAAACCGCCAATAAGATCATCTTCATCTGTTTCGATTGTAATGTTTACACGAACAACTTCACGTTTTAACTGGGCGCAGGCTTGTTCAACTCCAAAAGTTTTTCCATTACCTGATAGACCTGTAATGAATGTAGGATAGAATTGTTTCGATTGAATTATCTTTTTAACATCAGTAAAGTTTCCAAACTTCACAAAGTTCTCATCTACATCTGGAACTAAATTCTGTTCTACAAAAGGTACTGCTGATGGAGCTTTGAAATTCTTTTCTAACTTCTCTTTAACTGTTAGATTCCACTTGCCAATGCCTTTCTTAAATGATTTAAGGTACTTGGTGACAGTTTGATATCCTACGTCATTCTGGGCGCAATAGGCCTTGACATGGGCGGATGTAATTTTATCACCATATAGATCTCTAAGAGAGTTGATGAGAGATTCGGGATTCACTTTAGCTTCAAAAGGCATTTGTTTATTCTGTTGTATGTATACATTATAGTATTAAAAAACCCCCTTGAGAAGGGGGTGTGTGCCACTAATCTAACTGTCTATGCAATATATTCCATAAACTCTGATAGGACTTTCTTATTCATCTTCTTAGAGTTAAGTGACTTCTTGAAAGCAGATTTGATCTGTGCTTTGGTTGCATCTTCATGTACTTCAAACTCAGTATCATTATTCAGTGCAGATGAAGATAATCCAAAATAAGCATGGTATCCAACATCAGTCAACTTACAAGATTTGTTCTTCTTCCACTCGGATGTAACAGTTTGGAAACTATCAAAATCCCAATCAAGATACTTACGAATGAAACTAGTAGCATTCCTCTTTTCCAATACCCTTATGCCAATGAAATTAACATTAGGGAATCTTCCTCTAAGTTGATTCAATAAGGCAGAAGTTAATTCATGATACTGAGACTTACAGAAATAAGTCTTACCAGTCTTTCTATCACGAATATAGGTGTTACCATTGATTGATGATCTTTCTCCTAGATAATCCTTATCTCCCTCATGACGGGCCCTAATTAACTTACTGAATCTCAAAGGATGTGCTTCTCCATCTGTAAGAGTGATGCATTGAATCTTTTGAACATTCTGTTTCTTTTGGAACAATGGAATTAATTGATTCAATGAAACCAGTGCCTCATTAAGAGGTGTTCCTGATAGAGATAATCTACGAGGATACTGATAATAAACTTGACAATCCCATCTTCTAGTAGCAGTAAGAGCAGCAGTTACTCTCCAGATATTCAACATCTGTTTTTCAAATTCTGACTTCTTACAATCGCTAGAAAGAAACTCAACCATTGAGAACATACTATCAACAATGGCGTGTCCATCCTTCTGTTCATGATGTTTTGGAAGGGTAGATCTACTAGTATATCCATACTCATTAATGCAGTCCTCACAACTCCACTCATTAGTAAAGGCAAATACTTGGAAAGGGATATTAACTTTCTTACAAAACCATATTAAGTTAAACAATTGTTTAATAGTATCTTCTAAAACATATGACATAGATCCAGACCAGTCAAGAACAAAGATCAGGCCATGATTCTTACCATCAGGTATAGTAGTAATCTTTCTGAATAGATCTTCATTATACTTGTAGGTATGAAGTTTATTACAATCTATAACACCAGTCTTGGCAACAGTAGCACGAGAATAAGCATCCGCTGACTTACGACACTCAAACTCTTTTACAAGATAGTTAACTTCTTTCTGTGCAGTTCTTCTGAATAGTCTGTATTTATTATCTACAGGTTCAAATATATCTTTAGATGTATCTGAATTTTCATCCCAATTTTTTTGGCATTTGATCCAATGATCTTGAAGATACTCATGAACATCGGCATTACTAGCAACCAATGTATCAAGATTCAATTTAGGTATCTCGATATACTCTGGATCATAATAGGAATTTTGTTCAGTATTCTTATTAAGATTTTTTAGATTATCTTCAAAAGCTTTATCAGTCTGTGCTTCCATCTCATGATGTTGGCCACCAACAGTGTGATCATCGTAATCAAGATCCTCAAAATCTAAATTCTCTTCTTCAGACTTTTCACTCTTGCCACTATCACCTTCCATTTCCATATCAGTATCTTCTTCATCAGTATCTTCAGTTCTACCTGTAGACAAATCTTCCAAAGGAAACCGTTTAATATCCGTACCACCATTACTCATAGGCACTTCAGTCTTCTCAAGATTATCCATCTTCTCCTTAAGAAACTTAGTCAGTTCTAAAGATAAGTTAAGAACATCTTCAAAAGTTTCTGTTCTAGATGCCTTCTCTACAAATATCTTTTCATCATCTTCAAACTCAATATCAACGAAATTGCCAATCTTGTAGTAAAGATTAATTCTATCAGCTAAATTAATCTCCTCTTGATCCTTATCATCAATCTCAAAGAAATCTTGTTCAGCAAGTTGCGAGTATCCATTATAAAATGTCTTACCTAAGCCTGGATATTTCTTCTTCATAAACTTTTCAATTCTAACATCCTCAAAAACATTAACAAAGGACATTGGAATTTCTGGAAATTCTTTCAACCAGTTATCTGATGGAGTGTATAGTGCATGACCAACCTCATGACCCACCAGAAGGTCGTAAACGGTTCCAGAAGCCTTCTCCCACATTGGTAGAGTCAATACCCTCTTTTCTACGTCAAACGATGCCGTGGGGACTGGGCGGTTCTCTATGATGAGATCTTCAGTCGCAAGTAGTTTAGCGAGTTGTCCTTTAACTTCGTAGTTGACCTGTGTAAGCATTTCGTTTCTTGTCTATGTACATATAATAGTACATATTAGGACAGTTTCAACGAACAGTGTGCCAGTAATTCAACTGTCTACTGTGAATATTTTACCCTAGAGAATCCATTCATTTTTTCAAACGTAATTAAATTATCCAACCTGTCCGTTAATTCATCAACCTTATGAGAGATCATAAAGATGTAAGCATCCTTTATAACATATTTAATAATCTTAGTAAATTCATCTGTGCCAGTACTATCCAATGAACTGTCAAAGATCTCATCGAGGATCAATATATTTGTACTAGAAGAGTTCTTTAACTTAGCAATATCTCTCCAAGTAAACAAAATAGCAAGATCAATTCGCATTTTTTCACCCTCAGAGAAGGACTCGTAGCTGAACTTCTCGTGGATGGGAGACTTAATCTTCTCATTGAACTGTTCATCAAAAGTAAAATTGATATAAAAATCCATCATCTGAAGATACTTATTGATCTTCTGATTCATTATAGGCAGATACCTTCTTATAATCTTTGCCTTGACACCACTATCCTTCATCATAGAGTTAGCAAACTCCAGATAGTCAATGTCTTCGTTGTAATCGGCCTTAGTTTTCTCTACAGATACTAAATCATTCTTTAAGTTTTTAAGTGTAGCTCGTTCAGTATTTCGGTTCGCAATTTGTTCGGTAATGTCTTGAACTTCTTGTTCATAATCGTTGATTTGACGTTGGTACTCAGAAATTTTAAAATTGTTTGTTGAGATGTCATTCGTTAATTCAGTAATCTGCTTGGAGACATCTATAAACCTGGCCTCTTTTTTTTGTTCTTCGTTTATAGACTTTTGAAGATCTTTGTAAGCGGAGTTAATCTCCTTTACCTTCACTTCGATATCACCGATCTTATTTAGCCTAAACTCTTCCTCGATAGTCTGTTCACAAGTAGGGCATGATACATTATCCTGAAAGAACTTATGTTCCTTGGTTATAATCTTAATCTTCTGTTCCAGTTTACCCTTAATTGTGTTCATCTTTCGTAATGAAGATGTAGCATTAGATATAGATTCCAACTCTGGTTGATGTTTAGTCTTAATTAAATTTTCATACTTACTATTATCTCCTATTAATGCGGAAGAATCATCCAATAAGGTTGATATCTTATTCTTCATATCCTTAATCCTTTTCTTACCACTCTTATCCAGATCAGCAATAAAATTCTTCTGCATCTCAATCTTCTCTTCTATCAACTCTTTTTTGATAGTAAGTTCTTTTACTTCTGTATTGGATCTACTAATCTTCTCTCTAAGTATTTTTGCCATACCAGAGAAGATCTTAATATCTAATACATCCTCAACAATCTCTCTACGATGAGTATTATTCAACTGCATAAAAGGAACAAACGTGGCTGATCCTAAAATGGTTGTCTGAGTAAATGATTTATAGTTTAACCTTAATATACTGTCTTCTAGGTATGCCTGTTGATCATTGGCATTAGCAAACTGATCTTGTTTCTTACCATCAATATAGATCTCGAACAAGGTAGGTTTCATACCTCGAACAATGGTATAGACTTTACCGTTTGCCTCAAATTCTATTTTTACTTCGCACTCTTTATCGTTAACTGTATTAATTAACTGCGTTTTCTTGATCTTACGAAAAGGCTTGTTATATAAAACAAAAGTAAGAGCGTCCAGAATAGTAGACTTACCTGCTCCATTCGCACCAACTATCAAATTTGTAGGGGATTTCTGAAAACTAACAATAATGAATTGATTGCCAGTAGAAAGAAAATTACGCCACCGTATCGTCCTGAATGTTATCATAATCTTTAGGCGGTATCACAATATCGTCAGGAGTAATGATGACATACTTATACTTGTGTTTGTGGCATGTTTCAACAGCTAGTGTATCATCAATTTCAACAACTGTCAAGGAAGTTTCTTCATTAGCTTCTAAAAGACCTGCATATCTTGTTGCATCGTCTTCCTGTTGAAAAAGGTATAATGCTTTCTGGCCATCATCATTAGTGACAGCATAAGCACCCTCTCCTTCCTTTCCAGCAAGTGACAAGATGTACATTACTCAACCTCGCAAGCTTCTAAGTATACTTCTCTGAGTAAATTTTTAACTCTATCTTTTTTCAATTCAAAATCAGATTCTTCTATGTATTTATTAAGAAGAGTTAAGGTATCCTCTACTCTTTCTCCATCAAGATCAACCTCTAGATCATTGATTTCAGTATTCTCAACGACTTTTAAATCTATGATACCAGCCTTTAAGAGTTTGTCAAGGAACTTATCATACTCCAATTGGCTTGATCTCTTCTTTACAAATAATTTTACTATCTTATTCTCATATAAATGTGCCTTGAATGTTGCAGCAGGAGTATCATCATAATATATCTTCTCAAACATAGTATATGGATTCTCTATAAACTCAATCTCCATAGTTTCTGTGTCCAGAATATTAAATCCTCTCTTATCGCCACAATCATTCCAATACATCTGATAGGGATTACCTAAGTAAAATGTTTGTCCATCATTACTTCTAGTATGATAATGTCCTGAGAATACAGTATCAAACTTAGATATAATTTCTTTGTCTATTCCTCCTTGTTGAGTCATGCCAGGATATAATTCAAATCCATGCAACTCTAGATGACCAAAAGCGATCTTAGAGTCCGTGGCCTCAATACCAGATTTAGTTTCGTCAATATTGTCTTCGCAGATCCAAGGGAGCATGAAGGCTTTGAACC